ATGTCCCAACAGAACCTAAACCTGCCCAGCCAAGCCCTTATAGTGCAGACTATGACGATGAAATTCCCTTCTGATGTTTTAAATGGACATAATGCCACGCTGCAGCACACAAAGACTAATGGCTGTAGATTTCCCTTTCTAGTAAACTAATGGCCCCTACCCCCCTACATATTGTTCTGAGGGGATTTCTATAAGGATTGTAAACAATGGAAAAGAATAAAGGTCCAAGTTTTGGGAAAAAAGATGTAAGTAGATTATGTACCCCTTTAAATAACAAGATAGGTCTGGACACAAGGAAACCTGAGTTTTGTGAGGAATGCATATATTACAGGAATGGCAAATGTTTAATTCCAGGAGGGAATTGTGGACGGAGAAGATAAAGGCAGAAATTATGCAATGGAGAATTATAATGGTGGGTTTAGATGTGGACAACGAAGCTTAAAGAATAAAATTGCAGAACTTAAGTCCGACTACGCGGAACTTGAAAGAATAAAAAGCAAGTTGTTTAATGTTAATAAACAGCGCATGAATGAAAATGCAGAGCTTAAAGCAAAAAATAAAAAACTAAAAGGTGCAATAGACTTTATCTATAATGAGTGTGATTGGGAAGAGGGGCATGGAGAAGATAGCTATGGCGATAATCGGATTGGGGATTGTTGTAGAAACCTTCTCAAGGAGATGAAAGATGAATAATGTCGAAGCCCGAAACCTTGGCTACTTTAAAGGTGAACTAAGGCCGTGTCCGATTCGTAATAAAGGAATATTACGAATAATTAAGCAAGATTTCTTTAAGAACACTATGATAACTTGTTCCTGTGGGTTAGAAACAGCGTGGTATACAAAGAAAAAGCGAGCTATAGAGGACTGGAACAACCACCCAACAGAGGATAAGCTGATAGATGCTTTGATTACATCATGTGAGATAACAGAATTACACGCCTATTATATAGTTGAACAAGTCACAATGCTAACAGGCTTAACATGGCCTGAAGCCCTTGAGATATATCACAAAAGGAGATCACAGGATGAACGATAGAAAAATGACATGGGATGAGTTGGCAAAAGAGAACAGTAGGTTAAAGAAATATCAATCACATAACAAGGATTATGCGGCGGCGCTTGGAATATGGAACGAATGGTTAAATGACGATGAATACAGAAACCCTAATTTTGACCAGTATTGCAAAGAGCACCTCAATCAGCAGAACTGACAGCACATAATCCAGAACGTTATGCAAAAGCTTTTGAACGAGGAGGATTTTATGAATTTTAATGCACAGGTAAGGTCTGATATTGAAACATTGGATGTAACGATTAACAATTATGAACGCATGGAAAATGCGCCGGAAGCATGGGAACGCATAAAGAACATATTAGCTGAGGTTCAAAAGCCTTCACATAACAGCGACAAGACGATATGCCTATGCCCTCATGATGAAAATGGAAAAATATTAGAACGTGTTAGAGAATGCCCTATTCATGGCGAATGAGGCACATCGTCTAATCGCAAAACATTATCGGACATTCGAGGAGGAAGTATGACAAAGATTAAAAGGTATTATGAAAAATCAAACGGTGGGAAAATTGAACACCCTGACGGCCCTATTTGTTTCTATAAGGATGTAGCGGAACATCTCGAACGATCCGATAACAACAGTTATTCAAAATGCGCAGATGATATATTAAATTATGTGTCTCTCGGTAATGAGCCTGTAAAAGACACTATAGAAACAATTCTGAAAGCGCATTTCGTATAACCGCAAACGTTATCTGAAATTGAGAGGTAGGAAGAATGTTTGTATTAAGAAGAATAGGAACAATGGATTTTATTTGCAAAGCGAGAACACTGAAAGATCTCAAGGATAAAATAAATAAATGCTATTGGAGCGCTAAAGGGTGCACAGGGAAAGGTAGTGTTTTTGAAATGGCAGATTACATGAAGGACAAAGTAATATCTGATATAAAATGGAGGGACTTAACCCCCTCTCAACTATCAGATAACAGCGGTTAAATCGCAATTAGAAACTGCGTTTAACCATGAACGTTATGTGACATTTCTGGTAATTAACCAGTAAGGAGATAAAATGAATGGTGATACAGGAGAATTATTCAACAGCATTGATGATGCGTTTAAAAATGCCTTAGAAAAGGGCATGTCTGAGACAGAAGCGAATAGCGTGCTTATGCCATTATCGAATAATGAATTTAACGAGTTGCAAGGCATGAATCGTGCGCAAAGGCGACGATGGGCTAAGGAGCATAAAAAACGTGCTAACCAGAAACGATCACATAACAAGGAATAACCGAGCAATTGGAAACTGCGGTTATTCCGGGAACGTTATAAGGAGAATCATATGGCATCAATGAAAGACGTTGCACATAATAGCTCAAATCATACAGCTATTAAATACCTAGATGGGAAAAGAGTTCTAATGGGCTATCCTAACGGTTCAATTTTTATGGCCTTTAGAGACGGCTTTATTATCCAAAGAAAATTATCTTTTGAGGAGACTAACCGTTATGAAAAAGAATCAGGATGGAAAGCAATGCCATAAAGAATTCACATACGTTGGAAAGCTTGTTGGTGTAAATAGATGGCATGGAGCTAGAATGGTTAGGCGCCAAGACAAGCTTAAACCTTCACTATTTGAGAACGAAGACTACAGGAATTTCAAAACAGACTTCGCTTACCAAGCAGCAATGGCAATGAAACCGATTGATAGATACCTTGATGCAACAATTTACATCTGGATGTGGAAAGTCCGAGACACCGATGGAGTTATTAAGCCTATCCTTGATGCTCTGCAGCAAGGCGGGATAATCAAAGATGACAAGTTTATCCGAAATATAACAATCATCCGTGGATACCACAAGAAATCTGAGAAGGATATGGTAGCATTGTTCTTGTCCCCATTGAATGAATATGAAACTGCCCTGGTCGAAGACCAGCAGCTTAAAGGATATAAGACATGACATTTGTAGTTATATTTTTTGTTGTAATACTAGCCGCCTCTTTCTTTATGGCTTCTATCTGTTTCTTTTATTTACGGAGTCTTCTTCGCTTGGTTAGCAGAGGAGGTCTTAAAGTCATTCTGGATTCGAGAGGTGTTATCACGCTCGCCTTGCGACCCACCAAAAAGGAAGTCAGTGATGGTATTTACCTTAGTGGACATTCCCCCAAATATCGAAGATATGAGAGATATCCCCCAAGCAGGGATTTCGATAACACTAGCAGAAAAGGCTGGACCAAACAGAGTATAAATCATAAATGAAATGATGGCAAAGTAAGCAGCAAGAAAGAACATAGCATAGATTTTCTGAAGTAAATTATCCCCCTCCTTATACATTGACCTGGCATCTTGCCGGTCTTTAAGGGTTGCCTCGTTGGCCCTGACTTCAAACTCTCTTATAAGAAGGTCAAACTCTCTCTTTGCTGCGACTGCAGCAACTTCTCTCTCAGCCTTTTCGCCCTTTGTGTCAACAAAACGGTCTATAATATCAGCCCCGCTCTCAATTAAGTTCTTCCCGGATGAAGGAATAATCAATTCCTTTGCTATCCCGAACCAATTCATTTTTCCCATCGCTTACTCCTTTGTATCATATGAAATCAATATTACATTTCCATATGCATCATACCAATTATTAAACATTACATATCCTGTCTTACTTCTATTCCAATAAAACTCCCAAGGCCAAGACTTTTTAGTAGAAACATCATAACCATAATGGACCTTCTCCCAATGTTCCTGATATTTTGGATCACAGTAATATGTAGTTATTTTTAGTGGGGCCTGAAAAAGATATTCATCCAAAAAATAATTCAGTTCTCTTGGGACAGGAATTATATCGCCATCTTCACATTGTTTCAATGTCCATGGAAATTTATATACACCTAGAGCATTCCCCATATGGATATGCGCTGCAGTAGAAACGCCTGTGCTTCCCATTCGTCCTATTAACTTTCTATTAGTTAAAATATCCCCTATTTCAAAATCTGGACGCTCTTCAAGATGAGCGAACATTTGTGTAACCATCATTTTATTACCCCGCCACCTGTGCAATAATTGTCCATGCTACCGCAGCACCAACACCACAAAGAATTCCCCAAGTTATCTTCATATATGTTCCAAGAGTAATGATACTTAAAAGATTCTCTTGGACCTTTCCATCCTCAAGTTTATCAATTCGCTCATGGATTTTTGCTCTTCTTTCTGGGCATTCAGATTCAGAAGTCTCTACTACCTGAAGTCTTGTTTCATTTATAGCGACTTTATCATCAAACCTTTTCCCTTGGCCATTAAGTTCCTGCTCTAAAAGTTCATACTTTCCTTTCATCTGACCTTTGGTTATCTCTATACTTGATTCAATACGATCTTCTAATGAACTCATTCGCTCCTTAAACGTAGTAGACATGCTGTCGATACTGTTTTTCACCGCCTCAAGCTCCCGAATCATCTCGTTGTTAAAATCAATATGATCACTCATAAGTCCCCCTATTCCATCTTTATCTTAACAACTACATTATTCATTTCTAAAGTCAGTATATCACTAGATATTGACCAGTCACAATCACCATCATCAATCCCTCTAATGAAATTACTAATCGTTTTATTTAAAGAACTTATTTCCATCGTATCGGCATCAACATAGGTAGCTATTCCTCTCGCAAGGGTTAATCCTTCTGGAGCTACCTTAGCCCAAGACATCACATCGGTAGCCCCTGATGTATCTATATGTCCGAACATTAGGAGAAAAGCCCCTCCGCTATCTACACCTATCCAGCTTGTCAATTCTAAGTCTGTCATTCTATACCCTCCGTATAAACCGAAAAAATGGCTTATCAAACAATCGGAATCCCCATGGGGGAACTCTCTTAAACTTTATCCACGGTGCCCCATTCACAAAATCCCCTACCTGCAAGATAGTTGCAGCCAATCGCTCCCAAGCATCACCTATATTGCCTGGGAGTCGTGTCCACGCATCCCCAGAGGTTCCGCTCATTCGGGCCCAAGCATCACCGGTATTACCTCGAAGACTATTCCATGCATCCATTATCGTTCGTACTCCCATACCCCAGCAGGAATGGTTGAGAAATCAGTATCATACTCGTTAGGAACTGAGAACCCCGTTGCAGTTTCCCAATCTCCTTGATTCCCCTGTAATTCATTTGTATCCGCAAGTACTGAATCCACATTATTATCAACAGTTTGTATCTTATCTGTCTCGTCTTTAATGTCATCGGGATAACCACCTAGTATGATCTTGCCCTGCTGTTCATTAATTGAATTTGAAGTTATATACAAATATTCAGTCTTTGCGCTAACAGACTGTGAAAATGAATATTTATAGCGTCCAGTTGCCCCGATTTCTGACATGGAAGCATCAGTTACAACTTGTACATTGTCAGACAGTCTATACACATCAATCGTAACCGTATCGCCTGTGTCATAATTTGCTAAGATAAAAGTACTTTCATCTTCTAAGTATCTCATTTAGAGTACCTCCTGATCTACGTTTACTGAGGAATGTATATATTGTAATAATACGACCTGATCCTCTTCGATTTTATGGTCAATATTTATTTCAGTCTCATAATCTGTAAAACCGTCTTTACTCACAGTAAGTGTATGATTATTATAGTCTTTATTTCCGCCTTGATTTACATTCCTAAACCATTTTCTTACAACTACTTTATCTGCCGTTAATATCCCACCCGCTATAGTATTTTCAGGTGTAAAAGCATTAGTCCCGTCTACATCTTTCAATGTGACAGTCGCTCCTACAATTGGAGTCCCTTCGTTATCTGTTACTTTTATATTAAACTCATAACACTCTTTAAAATTTCTACCAGAAGCAAGTGGGTAATAAGTCGTAAAAGGAGAATTTATAACCCTTATTAAATAATTAGTACTAAGCAAGCCTACATCATAAGTGCAACTCTGATATTTCTGGTTATATATATCTACTGGACCAGTAGTAGTAGAAGAGAAAAATATTCCATAATTACAATTTATTGCAGTTACACCAGAAAAGGAATAATCGTATCCTGTAGCGAATAACATATCATAAGTACCGCCACCACCGTGGAATTTTACGTCTTGTAAGTTACAATCCTTTGCCCAAAAATAACCTGACCATCTACATATAGAATTATAAATCCTGACAGTAGCCCCCGCAACAAAATGTGGCCCCCTTTGATAAGCGATTGAGTCACAGATAATATTTGAACCATAACATAGAAACTCGCCCATGATTCTATTTCCTGTAGAAGATTGACTGCCAGTTGTACTCTGTAAATATATTTGCCAAAAAGTACCATTATAGGAATACTCATCAGTTGTATTATACTCACCAAACTTGATATGCGAGCCTATTTCTGCTCGAATTGTATAAGCTGGATTTATTGGATTAGGTTTTAATTCTACAAACTCTTTTATACTAACAAAATAAACTCCATCTTCAAATAGCATCCTCGCTGAAACATCATAAGCATTAGCTCCTTGCTTTGTTACTACTCCCCAACTACCAGAATTATTAGCAGCAAGTACATCTTCCATATCAAAAGCATGGGCCCAATCGTGACCATCTGCCGCATCGTTGTCTAAGGTTATTAAATTTGTACCGCTATCATAAGTTATTGCCATTATAACGCCTCCCGGTCTATGGTTATAGTTATTAGACTAGCTGTACATGTATAACTCATTTCAAACTCCTTACTGGTTCATGTTTTGCTAATATCATTTATCCCACCTGTTATGCCGCATCTGGAGACCTCACATAGAACTCCGCTACTGAAAACGGTTCCCCCATAATAATAGTCTGGGTTGTCAGCAACTCTTCTGTCGCTAACAGCTCCGGTCCTGTACTGTCAACTAGAGCCATATGTGACGCGCTCCCTGTGGTTGTCACTGTCCCGTCATTTATCTCGTTAACCCTGAACTGGCGGCCTCCAGGATAATCTCCCAGGGCCTCACAGAGCGGAGATGCTTTGCTGCCGAGTGCATATGTACTTATAGCCTCTGTGTAGGTTGCTGGTTCCTGAGAACAAACATATAAACCCGTTAGCCGCGAGCGGATATAGGTGAGGAAAGCGTCTTTTGCATTATCTGTGAAATAGCTCATTTCTCTACCCCCCGAAGCCGCCTCATTATTCTGTTAATAAGAGAAGGCCCTTTCGCCTTTTTGATTACGGCTGCTGCTATCTCTTCGGCCATCTGCTGTGTCTCATAAGCCCCTACTGTTCGATATGCCCCTCCATCATCCTTGCTATAAACATACCACACCCAAGGATTATTGTCGTCTAGATATGTGAAGCTGCAACCTCTTTTAATTCTCTGGCCATACGCGTCCTTCTTGTTAACCTGGTATCGGCTCGGACTAATCCTGTCGCTTATCGTCTCATTGTTCACAATAGTTGTAACTCTGGCAGGGCCGGATTCAATTCTTACAGATCTATTTATCTGTATGTAGCTACTCTTCATTTTTTATTATTGCCTCAATATCATAATCTTTATGGGCTTTCCAGAATGGCCGACAGGTAGTTGATAAAACAGTTTCAGGAGCTTTCTTAAACCAAGGGGGGATGTCAGCCACAAGAGAGCCTCTATTCCTGAGAAGTTTTATATTCTTCGGCAGCCTAGAAGTTGTTCGCGGGCCATCAATACTGACAATCTTGGTTGTAACATCATCAATCCACTCGTCAGCAAGTACCCCCACCATTTGAGCAATACCTCCACCCATTGAATAACCAACAACAACAAGCTTTGTGACCTCTGGCCGGCTGCTTAGGATAGTATGAATCATCCCGGTTAACCAATAGGCATAGCCTCTATATCCAAGATGACACCAGCCAAGTTTTCCAACCAACTGTAAAGGGAATGGTATAGCTATGAGATTTGAAAGCCAATCTTCTTTACTATTTGTGGCTTTAACAAATACGACACACGTGTCGTATTTGACTTTCCAATCCCCCTCAACCCCGATTAATGAGTGATCATCATTGTAGGGTGTCCTCATTTTTTTCTTCCTCTACCGGTTTTTCTAGTAGTCTTGCAGCCGCCTCTGCCTAATCCTCCTTTTTTAACACTCGGTCTTGGACTTTGTTTTCGTGGCCCTTTCCCATTTTTATTTGGCATTTTCTTTCTCCTTTTGATGTAGTTTTAGATGACAACTTCTACATAAAGTTATCCCATTATCTATGTTAAATCTTAATTCTGGATATGCATTAAAATATTTTATATGATGTGCAATAATTTCTTTTTTACTACCACAGCTTTGGCATATGTAATGATCTCGTTTATAGACAGAAAGTCTCCATTGCTTATATTGCTTTGAGGCTCTTACTGTTTCCTCTTTAGAGGACACCCCGCCTTTCCAGGCATAATTATTTTCTCCGCTAATATTTTCTGTTGTAAACCATCCTGCATTACAATGTCCCTTTTTATAATATCGAAGCCTCCCTTTTTTATCATATTTATCTATTACTTCTCCGCAGCCACATTTGCATAATATTTTTTCATCAGTATGTAATTCTGCTTTCCAAGCTTTATTATTACTTCCTTCTAATTTTTTGGACATTTGCAATAAAGTTGCGTTCGTTTTTTTTGTTTTCCCTTTATTCCAAGCGGGTTTTGTTTTTGATACGTGCAAGGCAGCAATATGATAAGCTGGTAATTTTTCCGGCGATGGCTTTATAGGGATCTTATATTCATGTAAACATCTTAATACAATTTGTTGGCTCACTTTTAATTTTCTGGCTATCATAACCGACCCATAAACTTTATATAAATTCTGTAACATCTGTTTATTAAGTATTATTTTATTTGCAGGAACGGCCCCTTTTATAAAACACCCCCTTTCATCTCTTTTTGGTTTTGCCATTTTTGGCCTCCTTTTATCTAATCTCTCCATTCGCCAGTGGCTGTCCAATACGCATCACTTCCTGTTGTGTCGTTTGACCCATCATAAACCGTTGCATTTATGGTCATTCCTGTTACAACTTTTGAAACAACAGAAATCATTCTTCCAGCTATCTCATGTATAGCTGTTGGAATAATTGCATTAACAGTATGAAACGGAATAGGAAATGTTACAACTTCTGAAGAACTACTGACAGCCTGAGTCCCTTTATTCATTAAAACTCTATTTACCCATTGACTGAAAGACGCTCCTCCTACGTTTTCCCCTTTATCAAAACATCCTTCAGTCTCAACAATCCACTGACTGTTAACTTCATCTTTGACAAGCGTCAAACCACCTGAACCATAGCCACACCATGCGAAGGTTGCTGAATTATCTCCTGCAGGAAGGTCAACATATTCATTAGCGAGATTTAAACTTGAAGTAAACTTATGAGCATAAGTAGCATCACCATCTTTCCATGTAACCTTAATTCTCCAACCGTCAAGCTTTGGGCTTGAGCCTGTTGAGAGAAATTGATCAAGACTTGTAGTTTTATCAGCTGCGGAAATATCCTGAACTGTTGGACGGTAGACTGAGCCATTGTAACCATCCTGAGAGTTAATCTCTGCAAGTATTACCTGTGATAATGACTTTGTGCGGAGATAGGCATAAGTGCCTTCTTGTGGTGCATCTTTACGTGTTACTATTATTCTGTAATAGTAAGAAGTAGAACTGCCTAAAACTATTTCATTTCCAGCAGCTCCTATAAAGCGAACTCCATCTACAGCAGTCTGTAATGTTAAGCTATTTGTATTGATTTCAAAATAGCTCACGCCAAGATGTTGATTGATAGGCGTAGCGGAAGCATACACTCTACCAAAAATACCCTCTTTAACAGCATTGCCATCTGTTCCGTCAGATGAAAAAACTATTTGTATATCTAAATCACTAATATTAAAACCAAGGTTATGAGCAATAGTTATTTGTTTATCTGTCCAATCAGTTCTATTTACCCACCCTGTGTCATAACTCAAATCTCGCATGTTGAAAGTTCCGTCGCCATTATCAGTAATATACATTGCAAGGTCAGTTGCCCCTATTGCAAGTAATTCTGGATAGTCTGACCAGTTATGAGTAAATGAACTATCAAAAACTAAACTACTATATTTTCCAAGACCATTTGCGTCAGGAGCTTTATAGCTGTCGAACTTCTCGCCCGCATCTTCACGGTTGGTCTGTAGTTTCATGAGTTCTACTGAACGGACATCTATAGCCCTGACTATTAACGTCAAGTAAGCGGTTTGACCACGGGTTTCGTTTGAAGTTGTTGCTTCGCTAACATCTCCTGTTTTGATTGTAGGCGTTGAAGTTTCACCTTGTGAACCTGCCTGAATTACTCCAACACCTGTAGAGGAAGGAGATGTTCCATGTGTGTGTGCCTCTAAAGCATCATCAAGATATCCACCGACCTGAATAAGTTGGAAGGTTCCTGAGCCTGCATCACTAATACTTACATATGGAGTCTCGGCAATTGCCTCGGCCTCTGTTGTGAAAAACCTCACAAGACCTGATACATAAGTTGCAACATAATAAGTCTGTTCAGACAACCCTGTAGGAAGTGTTCCACTAACAAGCTTCAACTGCATTGGCATTCCATTCCGAAGTGCTTCTAACATTGTGGTATCAATCAATCCTGTAAGGTCGAGCCTATCACCTGCAAAGTCAACTTCTGAATCTGTAAACTCAATTGGAGGTAAAGCTTCACGAAGATAATTCTGACTACTCGGCCCAGGGTAAAAGGTCGTTCCACTTGAAACATCAGCCCATCCCGCGTTCTGTCTTTCTTCATTCCATCTATGGCCAATAGCTGAATATAAATCAGGATAATCAGCCTGTTCTACAGCAGGCCCAGAAGCATAAAGATGCGCTGTATCTGGAAGGTCAATCCCTCCCCACCATTTATAAGTACCAGCTTTGTCTCCTGTTGAAGGTGCTGTATAGTAGAACGGAGCTCCAAGCGATACATCACTCAAATTCCACGAAGCGACAAGCGCACTCGTAGAGTTACAGTAAATCAGAACCTTAAGAGTATTGTTCTGATTAGTATCAAATATCCGATTGAAACTGTAAATCTCTGAAACTGAATTGTATTCAGCCACATCTTCTACAACCTCATCATATAACGTCAAGTCTGGATCAGCATCAGTATCCATTACCTTAACTGACAATTTGTCGGCATCGCTACTTTTCAGATTAAAAGAAACCTGAAGTTTCGACGATAAGTCTGTTTCTGAGATATCAACAGTCCAATACATTCCGGTGCCGGAACGGTCAGCGGCGTCCTTTTCAAGAAGGATGTCTCCCCCTTCTTTTATCGGTGTAGTACTATTTGGAGCCGTGACGGTAAACCCAGAATCGGCTGTTATTGCAGCAAAACGATTATCAAGATAATTTGGAAGGCCACCCTCTGCTGCAAAGGAATATTCATCCCACCAAACTCCTAAATTCTCCGATGGAATATGTCCTTGGTTATCGGTTTGTAGAGAAATATAAAAGCGCCCACCTAAAGCCTCTGTATAATACTGAATAATATCACCCTTATTAAACGGGTAATTACCAAAATATGCATCTGGAGTTGCTCCATCTTCAACTTGTAAAGCCCCATTCTCATCAAAAGTAAGATATGTATTCCGTCTCTGCTCAAGCGAAGGGAATGTAAAATTTATATAATCTTCATTAATTGGAGCTTGAATACTTCGTTCTACTCTATCATTTATTTGCTGCAGCATCATCGTAATTCTATCGGTCAAATATGTCAGGGCTGTTGCTGGAAACCTCGATCCTTCTTTAATTATAGTTTCTGTGGTATATGTCTCAATCCTCTCCATACTTAAAGTTCCATCAGTAAAAGCGGACGTTAGTACAACAACCCCAGCGTCTAATCCTACACCTTCAATAGAATAATCAGTTGGGTTAACTAGTACAGTACCATTGCCGTCTATATCAAAATGTGTGACTTTTAACGTCTCTTCTTTTAAGATTTTAAATGAATATGAATACTCTGTAACCCCACTAGATATTATCGTATTTTTTATTGCTAATTCTGTTCCTACTGACATTTATTCCCCCCATTGGCCGCCGACAAGTACCTCTCCTATCGCGCCTGTATCCATATAATCTAAAACATTCTGCACAGAGTTTCCCGGATTAACTCCTGTAAACGCCGGCCCAATATCGAAAAATGCTGCATCTAACTTATCTTTCGCAGGAGCATCTGAAGCAAGCTTTCCAATAGCTCTGGCGAAATCAAATGCTGCTGACGGCCCTGAATATCTTCCAGTAGCCCCATTTATCATTTCCCTACCAATAACCGGAATATCACCAACAACTCCTAATAGCATTATTTCAGCAATATCTCCCGGAGTCTCTGGAAGCTTACGGTTCTTTAATATCCAAATCCCAGCCATTGATGTCATAATAGCTATACTACCATAGATCATGTTCCCTATGGCATCAGAATCATATTTTATGTCCATTGCCTTATTCTTCATCTCATATGTCATAAGATTTAGTATCTTCAATGGTTGCTGCTGATACATTAAGGCCCAATCGAATATGGCCCCATGCCGGTAGGCATCGGGCAGAGCGGTCCTGTCAGAAGTTGGCTGAGTAATATCTGTAACTTTGATAGCGTTCTTAACAGCCTGGTCATGACCGTATAGCCCTACATCCTGATTGTAAACGGCTTTAGCTCCTATGGCTTTTGTCACTTGGTCAGCAAGCGTAATCCCAAACATTCCAGCATCTTGTATCTTTCGCTTAACTGCCGCAGCGCCTTTTGCATTTTCTACCCTGGTATTTATAAGGTCAAACCCTACACCAGATTTAATAATATAAGGCATATTTTCTTTCATCCACTTCATTGAATTGATTGGATGGGCCCAGAACTGTGCCATTGATCCAAAGTATTCTCCAGGGCTTACGTACATCATATATAGAGGTCCTGATAATCCCTGTCTCCAGACTATTGATGGAGAAGCGGCCAAGTGTCCGAAGGTAACATTCCCTCTAAGGGTCCTCGCGGCTTTGTCCAGCCAAGTTGATCCATGTATCATTGCCGGGTTCGCATAATGCTTAACATAGTCTTTTGCTTGGCGATAAACCTTACTTCCATATTTCTTTTCTATTGATCGTTGCGCTGATCCACCTAAGCCATTATCCATTATGGCAACTTGCTCTGCAGAAGCAATATAATGTTCTTGCTTGTGAACAGTGTCTGACCACATATCAAAAAGGTCAACTCTTATTTCCTGAGCTTCATTGATTTTTTCTTCTATCGCTTTTTCATCTAAACCTTCAAGCTGTCTTGTTTCGCCAAACTTATCATATATATTAGAATCATAAGTCTTGTCACCAAACAGCATATTATCAAGTAGACTTGTCTCTATATCATCCGTCTCAATATATTTTCTCATAATCGGCAGGTAATTCAGGATTCTACCAAGAGCCTTCTTCTTTGTAGCCATATATACCGGAGACATCCGCTCCCAAGCTTCAAGAAAATCCTCTCCAATTGCATCTGCCAATTTCATCTCATTTTCTGTTAGATTATCAGTAATATTATTCCCGATCTCTCTTGTTATCACATTAGTGTCTACCAGAGAATCGAATGTCCTTTTATCCTTTGTAGCGAGGTAGATTCCCATACGCTCCTGAAGGGGGACCTGCCGGCCTCCAAGCTCCACAGTTTCCTGAAAATCTTTCAGCTTTATCCCGTAATCAGCCATTTTTTTATGAATGGCTTCGCTGCGTCTCTTTATCTCTATCTCTTTCTTATTAGCCAGATATCTTGATTCAGTTACATACATTTCTTGCAGGGCTTCTCCACCAAGTTCACGGAAAAATGCTCCTGGATGCTTAAACGTTCCTGCTGCAGCGTGTCTGTTCTTTTTGAAATTAGATGATTCATTCGGATCAATTCCAGCTTTAATCCCCTCCTGAGTATATCCCACAGTATTATTAATAAGAGAAGAAGCCAAAGAACTTTTTACATCAACCTCAGTCCTCATCTGTTCAACCTCAACCTTGCCGGCATATCGTAGAAAATCAACTAAAGCTTTTGTTGCCTCAAGGGTTTCTACTGAACGAAGGGTTTTTTCTTTGCCTTCAGTAACTTCATATTCTGCCATGACCGCGTCAATCTGATCTTTAAAAGCCTCTTTTGTGTAATCTGTAACAGTTGCATTTTCGAGGGCTGTTTCTGCTATTTTTACAGTAGTGTCGATAATATTATTCCAGACAATATCGTCCTCTGCATTTGTAAGGTCCAGCTCATCAAGGGCCGCAAGAGTTTCTACTGCAGCCATATTTGATGATTCAGTATCAACATCCATTGTAGCTGCGGTCGCGACAGCATCCCTAACCATAACTTTCCAGTTCCAGGCCCTCTTGCTTGATGGCATTTCTTCAGGATTATTAAAAATAGCATTTACACCTTCAGGCATCTCGCCTTCAAGCAATCGCAAATCTTCAGCGTCTCTCAAGACTCTATTCATTATGCTGACAAAATATCCTTGATGAGACTTAGCAATCCTCTTGGTTTCACTATCCATTATCTTTTTGATTTCTTCAGTAATCCTGCTGTAATTGATTTCTTCAGAAGTTTTAAGGCCTACAAGTGCTTGGGCTGTTCTAATCTGGTCCTGTCTCCTGGGAGAGATTTTTCCTAAAGGCTTCTTTATTTGTGCAAGCAAAGAGTCCACTCTACGAGCCTGTTGGCTCTGATAGGCCTTCATCTGCTGGCCAAGGGCCATGTCAAGTTTTTTCTCAATATTTGCCATCTCAAAAGCTCTTCGCCACACAAGCTTAAAGGCATTCCTGGTCTTAACAGCCTCATTAAGCTGCTCCTCATCAAGGCCGAGCAGAGCAACGATATCCAGCGGGACATCCTTTGCTCCAAGGTCTGATGATTCAAGTTCAACTATCTCATCATAAACCGCATCAGCTCCTGCATCAGACAGATCTTTAATAAACTCAGGGTCGTTCTTCTTCGCAAGAATCTTATTTATTCTACCTGAACGCTCTTTGGCTTTATCAAGGTATTCAGCGGCTTTTCTCTGATTATAAAACTGCTGGCGAAGGAAATAATCTATATCTTTTTTCTCTCTCTCGAGGTTTATAATCCGCTCTTCAAGTTCAAGCATCCTTTCATTTGCCTGCATCTCCATTACTGGAGAGACCTCAGAACTCTTTTTAGCTTCTTCTATTTCTTTTATTTGCCTCTGTATTTCTTGTATCTTGCGATTATTTATAAGCTCAATATCTTTTGTTGTGTACGCTTCAGGCCCTTTATAAATAACAGCTTCGCCTTCGGCGTTAGCAACCAATTGTCCAGCAGCCTCTCTTGCAGAATCTATATTGCTCTGCATCACCCTTAATGCATCTTCAATTACACCCGGGATTTGGCCCGGAACTTCTTCACTCATCTGCTGCAGAGAATCTTTTGCTTCTTGCATTCTTGAAAGGGTTTCTGCTGTTTTACTTTTCTTATTTAAAACTGAATAGATTTCACTGGCATCAGCAAACTGTTCTTGGTATTTTGCAATTGTTGGCAACGGATCAGGGTCCATACCCTTTGCCACAGCTTCTCTATATTCTCTCTGTCTGTTTGAATACATCCAGCCTATTTGTTCTGTAGAAAAATCTCGGACTGGAACGCTTCGGCCTTGAGCAGATAAGTATCCTTGTTCAAACTGTTCTTTTGTTTTTGGAGTCTTCCCTTCCTCTATCCCCTCAACATATTTAACATATTCGGCATCAACCTCATCCTCATAAAGCTCGCTTAAATTGACATCTATATTCTCAGGGTCTTTGCTTAATGAATTATAAAAAGTGGCTCTTTCTTCTGTAGTCCCCATTACTTTAAGAAGTTTTTTGTCTGAAAGTATTGAAACTCTCGGATCATCTTTAAAAATCTGCATTGCCTTTTCTACGCTTGCCCCTTCATCTCCGGCAAGTGCTACAGCTTCTCTTGCTGCCTGGTTTACATCCTCCATAAGTTTTGCCTGATTCGATCCTGCTTGAAAAGCAGCAGGTCCTAAAGCAAGGAATGGAGCAAGTAACGTTGTAGGAAGCCATGTGGCTTTTAGTTCATCTACAACCTCTTCCGGTGTAGTCCTTGTATATTTAAAGACATCAGGATTATCAGATAATGCAATCGCAACATTTTCTGCAGCCATTTCAATCCCAAACTGTGTGTACTCTTCAACGTTCTCAGAGATTGCAGCGCCAGTTAGATGGCCCATGAATTTCATTCCCCACTGGCCAAGCATTGTGTCTGTTATTATCTTAGGGCCATTCTTTATGGCCCCTGATACGATATTTTTTAGCCCTGGGATTCCAGTGAAGAGAGCAGCAAGTCCAGCAACTTCAGCGACAGCAGACAAGGCTCCAGATATTTCTGAAACATTCCTGATTACATCATCAGATATCTTCTCTCCATTTACACCTTCCATAGCTTTCAACTTCATATACGTATGCCCTGCAGTCATTCGCTTTATAGCATCTGTTGTATAAAAAGTCTTTGCGACAGCAAACCCTGTTGAAAACCCGCCGGCAGCTCCTACGCCAGTACCAAGGACAGGAACGGCCGATCCTCCAACAGCTCCTACGGCAGCTGTGCCAAGCCCTGTCGCCAAGGATTCTTCCATCCCTTCAAGCCCTGACTCAATCATCATTGGAAGGTTAGAGAGTAAAGCATGCTGAAACACTTCAGGGATATCTTTTCTGTCTATATTAAATTGAGGCATCATAGCCGTTATATCTTCATACCTCTGGCGTTCTTCATCATTTAAGCCTTGTGTCATTTCTTTATAAGCAAGTAAGCCCTGTTCATAATTCATCTGTCCAGCTTTCCAGAATAACTTTCTCTTTTCTTTTCGAGAAATCTCTGTGCCGCCTTCACCAAAATAAGTATCACCTATCGTGCTATAATTTCTATAAACTGTTTCCTGTGATAGATTTAACTCTTCAGATAGAGCAAAAATATTAAAAGCTTTTGCGAGTTCTTCCTCTGGATTCCCAGAATTAAGGATTTTATTCTGGATAAAAGGATTGCTTACAAACTCAGTGAATCTGTCACTTTGATCTACTTCTTCCTGAGAGGTAAAAAGAGGAGTTGTCTCCTTCCTCATTGCCTCTTCCATTATGTAATTCTGTAAGTTAAAAGGCTCTTTATCTACTTCTGGAAGTTCTTGTTCTACATTCTGGATTGGTACACCTCTGGCTTCTGCATCAGGAGTATACCCTCCACTCGCGGCTTGTGCCATTATGCTTTCAATTGACGGTTCTATTGTAACGCCGCGGTTATACCTGTCTATAGATGTCCCTGAATCAGTCCCAGGCCTATCCCTAAGATCACTCATTATCGCCTTTCCTGCTTGGCGGCGTAATATTCAGTTCCGATCTTATAGTACTCATCCCAATCCGTAATCCTTACTGAAAACTTATTCTTTAAATCTATCTCATATGGATAATCACTCCCATATGGTTCAATAATAAATGTTTTATTTATATCTCTTGTGAATGGTGACTCTTTTTTAGCTATCGAGTCCATATCAAGCATAATCCTTTTACCGCCATCAACAAGAAATGCTGGAGAAATAATTTCATTCCCCTTTTTTATCTCCGCAACAAACCCATTCTGGACTCGCCCTTCGTCATCATGGATTACTGAAGTGTCTGTACCACTTCCTATTTTCACAAGTTCTGCAACTTTATCGCTATCACTGTTGGCTGGATTAATACGAACATAATATTCATCGCCTGTAGCATCAACATATACCCAATCTCCATTTTCAAGAAACTTATACATAGACTCATGGCCTATCTCTTCTTTAAAGAATTCTTCTCCGTTCTCTCCAAGACCAATAATCTTATTGATTTCTCTATGTTCAATTCCAGCATATCCACCTAGCTGGGAAACTTCCTGCAATGATTCCAAATATGTATTCTCATCATTAATACTCTTTTTATCTTTAGTCTCGAACTTCTGATATCCAAGTCTTACTGTTCCTGCGTCTTCAACACTAGTTATAGAAGAAGTTTCTTGTATCTTAGCAATTATATTGTTAACAGCAAGAGATTGCTCTTCAGGTGTCTTTGCCAAAAACTCTCTTGATCCCATCATGGTGTAAACCTGAGACCTTGCTAAAGTAATTTGTCCAGGGTTTAAAAGACTTTTATCATCTTTATCAGTCAGATTCGATATTTCTTTTACAAAATCATCAAGACCAGGCATTATTCCGTTATTACGATACCCTTCTTCAATTGTCATTAATGTTGCGGTTGGAATGACAGCATCCTTTGGTGAACCTTTAATGATATTATGAGTCTTTTCCACTCCTTCTTGTGGGGTTATAACTTGATTCTGTACATCTATATAAACGTCTGTAAGCTCCTTTGTTAACTCCTGAGTAGCTGTTAATCCACCAGGACCATCTCCTGTTCTAAAGAAGGCCTGCAAAGCAGATTTATCTGATAGTAATAAGTCCTCCTCTTTTTTAGCCATTTCATCATAAAGATTTAATTCACCACTTCTTATTCGCGGTGCCAAATTCGCTATCTCTTCTTTTGCTTTTGACGAGCGATACTTTTTGTCTCTTTCTGATTGATCCCGATTGGCCAGTATTTCTTCTTTAAGGGCCTCCCTTTGTCCATTAGTTATTGCTGGACGAACAAGATTACCATCTTCATCGTATACATCTGGAAAAGCCTTTGGATCATTAAGGACAGATAAAGCCCTATCATATCCTAATTTTGAAAGGTCGGTGCGGAAATTCTTCATATCAACTTCAGCGTATCTCTTTTGCCTTTTGTCCTCTGCAACGACATCACCATAAAGCATAACACCTGTTCCGGCCCCGGTACGGCCGGCATCTATTATTGAGTCAATCTCTGCCTTGCTTCCATTTAGAACGGCGGCCTCAAGGAGGTTTGTGTTTGCAAGTAGGGCATCATCAAACATTGCTTTTCCAGCCGCTGATACTATTTTAGCCCTTGTAGAGTTCTCCAACTCTTGCATTTGTTTATAATACACTTGATAAGCCGGCTTAGTAAGATCTTCTTGAGCTGCAGCCATATATGTATTAAATATTTCATCTGTCATTTTATCATAATCTTCTGGGTTTTCAGCCTGTAACATCTGAGCAATTTCTGACTGTAAAGAACCTTGGTCTTTTAACTGCCTATTAATTCCATTAGTCTGGTCATAAATCTTTGCACTTGAGTTGGCCAGCGCATTCCCATTATCATAAGCATTAGCAATAGTAGGAAAAGCTTGTCTTGCCATAGCCTCAACTATAGTTTTTGTTTTACTTGGCGATTCATTTTCCCATTCTGGCATCAGACTCTCATTGGTTATCTCAGGAGTAAGATTTGCCTCGACCCCTGCCATTGGACCTTTTGCTCCAAGAGTCTCCTTTTCAGGTATGGACTGAGGAGTTGACGTTAAATTCGCTGCTCCAGCTGCTTCTGCTCCAATACCAGCCGCCACAATGCCAGCTAGTTGCATGGTCATGTCGCCTACACCCCTCCATATTTGGTCAGTATACTGGTCGCGCCTCATACCTCCTCTCAGTCCAGATAGAGCGGCCATACTGATATATTCACCCGGGTGATATATTGCCTGCTGTCTTACTGCCCCCGAAGTTTGACGAACACCAGAGAGAACTTCCTTTTCATTATCCTCAAGTCTAAATTGCAAGTTGGTCCTCCTTCCCATAATACGCGTCTATATAAGCATTATATTCATCTTCAGGTTCTATTTCTTCAGCAGCCTCTTCATAAGCTGTAGCCTGTTCACCAAGAGTGGTAGCTAGTGTTGTATAACCTTCTGCCTTTGTTGAATAAATCCCAGCTTCTGATGCCGCATTAGATAGAGTTGTTTCTACGTCTGCAGCCGTGTTTGCTGCAGTCTGTGACTGCAGACCAGTTGCGCTTCCTGCCCCTGTCTGCCCGGTCGCAGCTAACATAGCGCTCTGCGAGCCAAGAGTCTTTGCTCCCTTAACTTTAATTTGCTCTGAAGCTTGCCTGCCTTGCTCCTGTATCTGTGCAGCAGACTGCGCGGCCTCAGATGCTAAAGTAGTATTCGTTGCGGCATCCATGAGAGCTTGGTTCTTTTTATAAATTAAATCATCTTTCTCTTTCTGGGCTATTTTCTCTCTATTTATAGCCTCAAGGCCAGCCATTCTATCTTCTTTTTCTCTTGATTTCTTAGCAAGAACAGCATTTGTTATTCCACCAAACCCAGGAATACTCCCCATGAAACCAAGTAATCCTCTCTCTACCGCTGCTTTATTCATATTATTCCCCTATTTCCACTTCTGCAATTATTGAAAGGACCGTAAACGGTAGCGGCCTGTCTTGTAATAGAATCAAATCTCCATCATATGAGGACCCTCCGCGAAATGGGATTTTAATTATTCCATTATTTAAATTGGGAGGATCGTCCAAAACCACTACCTCTGTTGTCGGTAAAGGATCTAAGCTCTCAAGCGTTTTACCAGCTTTGCCTCCGACTGAGTTATAAAGTTCTGCAGAAATCTTTGCAATTCTTTTTTGCTTATTCTTTGAGCCTGCAAAATTCATAGGGATTATATATGATGCATAAGTATGCCCTATCATTATCTTATTTCCATAACTAGATAGTTCTAAAACACCCCCAGCAGAAACAACAGCCTTTCCACCATCCCCGCCATCTATAGAATAATCTATCTCTTCGCCAGCAAACGTTGTTAATCCTGTCACACTATTAGAAACGGCAACGATCCTACCTGTATAATACACAATTGGAAAATCATCCATTAAAATATATTCATCTGTAACAACGTCTTTTAAATATATTCTATCAGTATGTGTTGGCAACGGCATCTCAGCTTTAAACATTTTATAGTCCAGCTCTTCAAACCCAGAATCATAAATCTTGACATAGCTGCCATCCATAATATCAAACCCACTCCCATAAAATGTATAAATTGTCGGTGAATAAAATGTATCTGGCCCAATAACAATTGGTCGAGCTTCTATATAGCCAATATCCATGTCAGGGCCTGCAAGATGTTTAATACTTTTATTTAAAAAATTATTATCTTTTATATCTAACGGGAAAAGGGTGTCCATAGATTCTAAATATGTTTCATGACTAAATATATCTTTCTCTGTTATTAACATAAGTGTTGAAGATTCCGGTCCATCGCTTATAAAGATATCTACTGTTTTCCCTTCAGTTATATGTGTAGCCCATGCAAGCATTCCAGATGACTGATCATATGTCATAGAAGCAAGATTCCCATCTTCAAGTAAAAGCCATAATATTGATTCAGGATTCTGCATATAAACAGCTTTCTTTATTCTTGACTGTGTAATATGTTCGGCATGTCCTAATAAATCTGGAGTAAGATAGGTTTCTGTATTGGCATTATATTGTGCCATTCTTATCTTTCGTTCACCTTTCTGTATATAAAAGACTTCCCCTCCCATGAGAAAACCCTGTTGCGAGCTGGCTCCATACGCTGAAGCCATCAGAGTAAAGGAGCTGGTCAGGGAAGTCATTAATTCCTGTCTTGATGATCTTGTTGCTATTCCGGCATCTGTTCCAAACACTAATGCTCCAATATTCTGCATCCACTCTACAGCAGAAGATCCTGATATTGAGACTCTTTTTTCATACGCATCTGCATCTGTTATTGGAGAACCAGGAGTTGGAAATGAATCATAATTTCCAGCTACTGTCCCATGATAAAGATCTGGATAATCTATAGATCCAGAAATTAAAAGCCGGCCTTCATAAATTGTACCACAGCCTGGATAGCCTCCAGCCACAAGAGGTGAAGTTGCCACGAATGGAGTTGTAAAAGCTGTTACATCAGGAGCCCATAAAGCAAGGGTAAAGGTTGTCCCTGTATAAGTTAAAACTGTAGGTTTCATTTCATTACAAAAGAAATAAATAGTATTATTGTTTATTACTGTTTTAATTTCAGGGAGATTAATTGCCAAAGTAGAAGGCCAAGGGAGTGCTGCATAAAGAGTCCATTCCATTTCAGGATCATAAATCCAACGTGTTTTATTAGTATGCTTATATACATTTATTTCAAAATGGTCGAGTATAAGAATATAATTTACATCTGGCGTTGGAGAAAATCCCATTCCAGCATAAACTGCTGTTCCTAATAATTTCTCTGTGACTATACCTGGCCTTCTTGTGACTCCACCTTGCGGAAGGACTATCATGTCTCGTATAGTCTTACATCCTTGGATGTATGATTTAATATCAACACGCCCCTGCAGCCGCGGACTTAACTCTCCTGAAATAAAGTTTGTTATATTATAATCTGTCAGCTTTCCCGATTTGCCCATTGTCCGACTCCCTCACCATATTCAGTGCCTTCATCTACCCCAAGACCGGCAAGTTTGTCTGCCATAAGAGCCTCAGCATAATAGGCTTGATAAATACTTTGCTGCTCTTTGGCTTTAGTATCGCTGCCAGCCAGCCCATAGGCTAATTTTGAGGCAATTAAAGCAGATAGGCTTGCAACAAAAACAGGAGACAATAACCCATAATTATCTATCTTGGAAACATATAACAAATCACAGGTATCATCATCTATAAGGATATAGCCCAATTCAATCGAATAAAGCTTATTTTTGTCATTGTTAATGTTGGATATTCTTATACTGTCACTCGGTAGTAAGTATTTATATGAGTATCCAAATGCTGGAGCATCGACTTCATAAGAAATCGATGCTCGTTTATGAGCAAAACACCAATCATGCCTGACAAGGATCTCTTCGAGTGACTGCTGAAAGAACGTTTCGGTCATTACTGCAGACTTCGTGGTTTCCCCATCGGAGGCCATAGGCTCTTCGCCAAGTGACTGAAGGGCCATATTTTTGATTTCAAGTTTGCTCGCCATAATTAGAATGCATCCTCAATCATTGGATCTACATCATTGACGATAGTCTCAACTTCTACTGCTGCAGAGTTAAGATCTTTTTTCTTTCCACCGCCTTCAAGTTTTGCCAGCTTCAGCTTCAACTCGGCATTTTCCGCTTCCAGAGATTTAGATTTACCCTCAATCTCTTTAATTTCTGCCTTCAGCTTCTTCCCAACCTCTTTTGCGTCTTTCAAGGTTTCTCTGGATAGATAGAATCGCTTATCGCTGATTTCTTCTATCTTGTCCAACCGGACTCCACCAATTTCAAAACAATACCTGAGATTGTAATCTATCTCAGACAGGTCTGCTTCATCCCCAACTTCAAATAGTTTTGTGCCGGGAAAATTCGGTTCGATACAAATCGCTTTTGTTTCCATAAAAACTCCTTATTTAATAACCAAATACGACAGGTGTGTCGTATTTAGTGTGACTAAAGTCTCTGCAGTCCTACTAAATACGACACGTGTGTCGTATTTGAAAAGGGTGGATTACTCCACCCCTTAATTTATCTTGGTGCTACCCAACCCGATATATTACCGGCGGTAGCAGTACCAACGGCTGTTCTGTAAAGCTGAAGATACCTGCTTAATCCAGAGAATTTAATCTCTTTATGAAGACCGGCCTTGAGGCTGGCAGTTAGAATTGCTTCTGTCGTGCCTTTTGCCACGTAAGTGCCGCCTTCAGTGGCACAAGTTCTCACAGCAAAGGCCTGTGAAGTTCCTGCGGCATAGTCAGTAGTCACGACTACGTGAGCCACAAGCTCATTACCGACAGAAGCGTCATACTCAGCTCCGAGGTCAATGATATCACCAACCTGGCCCGAAGCCCCTACTGATTCCAGTTCTTTTGCGAAAGTATTTTTAACATCAGTTATCATAGCTTCCTCCTTACGCTACACAGTCGGTTTCTGCGTTGGTGATTTTGTCAATCATCCTAAGCGGCCGGCCACGGAAAGCGATTACATCTTCGCCCCATACATTCTTCGTACTGTAATCCACGTTAGTCTTGTCCTTTGCGTTGATTTCAAACTGAGAAAGCATGGTGTCGTTCATGTAAATCATTGCGCCTGCACCCTTCATAGGCATCTTATTAAGAGCCTGGATGAGGACGTTGTCAATATTGTTTGTAGATACGTCTACCGTTGAATCAATTCTGCCGAGTCTCTGGATGCATCTATCATCATGGATACATAAGCCAGTGTCCCAAGTGAACTTAGTCTGGTATGCATCATAAGGATTGCGGTTAGCATCAAGAACAACTCGCTTACCCTTATCATCGGTCTGGAGGCCAATTTTAGAGTTACGAGGATGGATAAAATGTACTTTGGTTGAACCCCACTGTACTATCCACATTGATGTCATATTAGCTGAGCCCCCACCGTCCCATACATTGGCACTATCAGAGATATCGAAATATCTTGATGCTATGCCATTGAATGATTTCGGGTTGGTTCCAAGGTTTCCATAGACAAATGCTGACGCATGAGTCTTTCCGATACCTGAAACAAAAGCCAGGTCTTCGTCAGAACGGAATTTTGCTTTGTCTGGTGCAAGATCAACGAGCTTCGCGTCAACCTGTGACCAGGCTTCGATCATTCCCATTCCTTCTTCTACCTGTTTTACTATACTACGCTCAACTTCAGTTCCCTCATTGAGGGCCCTCCATGAGCCGGTCGGTTCGGATACTCTCTGATTGAAAGTATTTAATGTGGTGCCGTTTGCTTCAACATGAGCCGCATCGCGCATATAATCGTTCTCTTCCGAGAGGACTTCCGCAATGGTCAGCATGTTGTTGTTGTTCATGCGTTTTGCAAGATCTATAAGCGTTAGGCTGCCGCTTGTAATAGTTGCCATAAAAATCTCCTAAAAGGTTTTCTCTGACAATTCCGTTTCGCAGCAGCCCTTACCCTTATGGTTGGGGGAACAGGCCGTTTCGGGTCTTGTTATTCTATTGTTGTGTAAGTGAGCTGTCCAGTCTTATTCTGATTAGGAATAATCCCGCCGTTTCCGTCAAGCAGGGTATCGTCGGTAAAGAATCGGCCAAACTCAGAAAGAACCCGAATCAACACAGCATTATCGCCATATGACGGATTCTCCATGAGCTTTCTTACCCCCTTGATTCCGGCTTTTTCAAGCCCATCAGCGGCGGCATTATACCGAGCCCAACCTTCTTTATATTCTTTCTCGCTGGGCCAAAGGTCCTGGAGCATCTTCACTGAAGCATCCCGGCGTTCAAGAATAAAATCAGACTGAGCTTTCTTATCCGCAGCAACGGACTTAACCATTGCCTCGAACTGCTCTTGGGTCGCGGATATTGCAGCAGCATTTGCTTGCAATGTCTCAACTTCTTCTGGTTCTAATGATACACCATCCACCTCTGAATTGTCCAGCAATTTATAGGTTTCTGGCACTTCAGGAGCCTTAACCGGTGGATTAGCAGTTAATTCAGTAATTTCTGCTCTACTTTTCTTTAGAGATTCCATTACTGAGGTAATATCAGTAAAATCCTTAAAGAACTCATCAGTCTTAAAATCGCCCCTGGCTTGAGCCTGGTATGGATGCGGTTCGTAAGCGGGCGGGGTTTCAGGCGGTGGATCTGCTGGTGGATCTGCTGGTAGATCTGCCGGCGGATCTGCCGGTGGCTCTGCCCCCCCACCATCTTTATCAAAGCAAATCAAGTCAAATAGTTCTCTTCCTAATCTAATCATCTATCTCTCCTTTTATTGGACTGGCAATTCTTAGAAGAGCCTCTACAATTTTCTCTTCATTGCCGGGGAGCCATATCCCCATCATGGCCAACTTACGCTTAGCCATATTACATAAGACAACCTCTTCCTCCGTCTGGGTTTCCCGGAAGAAACAGTGCCCTACAAGTTCAAGAATAAGCGCATGCTTTCCATACTGCGTTTTATGTGCAGCCCGAAGTTCTTCTTCTCTAATTCTTTGAAGATTATCATCAACATAAGCGGGTCCTCCGACACGCCCATCTTCTCTAAACCATTGGTTGAGTAGGTTCGCCACCTGTCATCTCCTGTGCTTTTGCAAAACCTGGAAGAGCTTTACCCATGACCTCGGTTTGCTCAAGGCTCTGCTGCCTTTGGGCCTCTTCCTGAGCCTTGGCTTGTTCAGCTTTCAGCTCTCTGTCTGTCTTAATTGCTTCTGCTGGAAAGTTATAAGCCTCCATTAAATAAGCAACTAACTCATCAAACTTAATTTTCGCTCCAGACTGCGGGAATTGCTGGAAAACCGGCTGTAGTTCCTGGAAGGCTCTTGTAACCTGTTGTCCTTTTGCGAGTCGTTCCTGAAGCATCGCCAAAGGACCAGTATGTATAATCTCAAGAGCTTCACCACCAAGTCCTGTAGGTGGAGGAGGTATTCGGCCTTCTGCCATTTCCTGTCTAAACATCCCCTCAATAATTCCATCCGGACCATCTGTTAAGAATTTCGCAATGGGGACTCCAATTAACGCAACCTTTTCTGACTGCCGCTCCATTACCTCAACAGTAGTCATTCTCTGAGTTAACTGGTTAAGCATCTTGAAAAAGTCTACAAAGAAGTGATCCTGCAGTTCCCCTTTCTTCTTCTCCCATATCCCGTCAGCATAGGGGATTTGTGAAGGGCCCTGATGAGGTTTTACTATTCTACTCGCATCTGAATAATAATTTACACCCCTCGGATAGTTGTGCACCTTCCCTTTCATCTCAACCGGCACATCGATAGGTGGTTCTATCATCATCTGGCCAGCTTTCAACATAGACTTTGCCATTTCATTAATCCCTCTTGCATCAGGGAGGGCGATGTCGGCCGGCGTTCGTGGATAAGTCTCTTCAGAGTTTAAATGCCAGTTCCATATTGAATAAGGGAAATCATCGTATCCTTGCTCAGAGAGAACCCCTTCTTCTCCAAGTAATTGGTAAACTGATACATATTTCTTTCCTATACTTGCCCATTTTCCATCAGTAGATGGATATACAGAATGAAGAACCTGCACCATTTCATACTGAGTCTCTGCCCCCTCAGCCATTGATCTATATGATTCAGGTAAAACTTCTACTCCGAAACGCGCTTTAAGATTTCTAAGGGACTCTTTAAACACCCTATTTAAGGTGTCGTTCTCCATATATGCATTTAATGAGGTATAACATTCCCCTATGCCACGGGCAGAGAATACATACCGATTTTCCTCAACATTCTTTTCTCTATAAAGAATACCCGGTCCAACGGTCCATCCTTGCTCAACGTAGGCCGGAAGCACGTTGTAAAAGTTTGAATTGTTTATGCATCCGTATAAGTGGATTGTTGCATGTTGTAACCATTTCTTTACTTCAAGATCTTTCATTGCATGCCGGTCAACTGTTGAAATATGCATCCATGGAGCCGACTGATTCATGGTATATCCTATCGTTCCGTTAGTAGCGATGCTCACCGCTGAAAGTGTCGTTGAATCGAAAAGTTCGGCTGTCAGCTCTTTACCTTTTTCAGGGTCTTCTGATTCCAGCCTTGGGGCTAAATGCGGAGCAAAATACTTCGCTTTTTCCTTCATACCATCAATATACTCATCCTTTTCTTCAACAAGTACAGCGTGGCGGCGTTCTAATATTTTTCCGAGTTCTTCGTTCATCTGTCAAACAACCCATATAAATTATCATCAATCATTCCAGTGACCTCTTGCCCAAACATTCTCTGAATAATTTTAACAGCACTCATTGTCTTTTCATCCAAAACACCAGTAGCTTTATCAACATCATATCCACCAGCAATAAGACCTTCTTGAACTTTCTTTATTTTGTCTGCCTCAAAGTCTGTGCGATGATCACTAGCGGCTGCATACTCCATCTGCCGGCCTTCCGGCTGCTCAACAGAACCTTGAACTTCTTCTCCATTGCTGGCTGCAAGCGTCTCCGGCTCCTTCTTAGATTCTTCTGCGGCCAATGTCTTTTCATCATACCTTTCTTGCTTCCACTGGCGCATTTCTGCATCAACAGCTTCTTCAACTGTAGGCAAATCAGCCTGGTCAGGAGAAAACATTCCTTTAATCCGGGCTACCAGACCATCTTTCTTTTTCTTGTTTGGATTAGCATATTGTCCTTTTTCTATAACCCGGTCTATAGCCTTAACTATCTCCGCTTGTTTCTCATTAGTCCATTCTCCCATTCTTCCCCTCCAACTCGATTATATACTCCTTGAGTTCTTTTACAGATAATGGCGTAAGCCCATTCTGTAAACGATCGTTTAACTTCTCGAACTCTTTGAAGATCCTCGCAATCTTCAGGTTCTGAATCTTTTCAACCTTCATAAGGACTCCAATCCTTTTCATCATGCTCTATGGATTCGTCGATGTCAACAATCTTGTCGCTGAAAGGCTTTTTGCCAGTAGGGAATGGTTGGTATATATCATCATCAAGCAATCTTGCAAGGCCATCAAGCATATCGTCATGCCCTCCAAACGGAAAAGGAATAAACTCTTCGTCTACAAACTCTTCTATAGCGTCTACATATTTCCCCTCCCAATTTACATAGGAGACTTTTTTAGGGAAAAAGATTCTCCCCTGCTCAAATACCGGCACAAGACGCAAAATCCTGTCTATTTTCCCAAGCTTTCCACCCAATCTGGTTATATTAAACCTATAATTGGCCCGATCCATCTCCCCTTCGATATGTTCAACATCTGACTGCATCCCATATTCTTCATATCCTACCTGTATTTGGTCGATAGAATGGTTAGAATACCGCTCATGTAACAACATCAGCTTCTTAGAGCGCTGCGTTAAATTCATTTTATCACGAACTACATCAATTACATAGTAATTCTTATCAGCCCCCTTACCAATTACCCACATTACAGTGTAATCTGACTTCTTTTTCTTCTTTGAAGCTGGATCAACCAGGATTACTATGTTTAAATTAGAGAAATTATTGGCATTCCAGGTCTTTATCCAGAGTTTATCAAACCCCTGCTGCCCCTCATGTGATGGATTTAACAACATCTGACAAGCAAAAGTATACGGCCCTTGATTTTTCCTCTTAACAGCAAGCGCTTCCCGGGTCATAAAAACCGGATTTCCGGTAATAGTACCATCATCTGTCGCTGGATAGAACCGCGGCTTAATAACTCCCTTCTTAATTATCTCTGAATAGGTCTCCGCATGGTGATATATAGTCCCCTCATACCACTGATGACCACCATCTCGTCCTAAGGACTGAGATAGCTCCCAGGCTGAAGTTGTCTTCAGGATCATCTCAGTAGTCAATACAGATGAATCAGTTACAACATCATTATAAATCATCAACATAAAATGCTTTGAAGTCGGCTGCCCATCAGTTAATCCATGAGCCTCAATAGTCTTCTCATTCGGATTTGTCTTCCGTTTCACGGTAATCCCGGCCTCTTTCGACCAGGCAAACCCATACTTCCGAGCATATCTAATAGGTTCATCCCAAAATATTTCCGGAAATAACCATTGTAATAACTTATTTTTCTCCATCTCAACTTTTATCATCGACAAGAAAGCCCTCGCAATAGATTTGTTAAATGAAAAAATCCCTATCGTAATCTCAGGATTCTTGGATATTTCCTGTATAGAACCAGCATAAGTAATAATCGTACTCTTATAATGCTCACGGGCCCATAAATCTAACCGTTCATTCGGATCAGCTTCAACCTCGCGGCATCGGGTATAACACCAATCATTATCAGCATCCTTCCTTTTTAAAATATACACCAACAAAAAAAACCGGTCCTCTCGAACCAATTTTCTCATTGCCTCCCACTTTATACCTTTCTCTTCAGCTGACTTCAAGATCCTAGTGTAGTATTGATGGGTTTCAATTCTTGTCATTATTCAAAAATATCCCTTAAAAGGACTTTATGGCTCTCTAAAGCTGCTTTAAACGCTTTTTTTATTTTAAAGAAACTCATCTCTCTAATTGACTCAAAATCCTTTTCAAAAAGCTCTTCACGCATTCGCAATTTTGTAATTCGAAACTCTAAACTCTCATTCAGACCTTCAAGCCTAGTGTTCTCTTTCCGCAGACTATCCAATTCAAGAACATCCCTGCCCTCAAGAACATCCCTGCCTTCAAGAATTTCCTTTATCCTCTCCATCCCATCCTCATGACACATAATCTGATGCCGGATATCGCCACTCCATATAGAGATCGTTTTATAATCTTTTTTGATTGCCTCAAAATGCTCTCGAAGCCTCGCAACTTCTGCAGCCAAATTCTTCGCGACTTCTGCCGATAACGATACAGACAAAATACCATCAAGGTTTAAAATCTTTTCCAATGGACTCATTTAATATCTCCTTTTTTTTTGGCCTTTTTAATAGCCTTCTTGTTCTTAGAATGCTTCTGGGCCTTCATCATCTTAACAACTTTTTTCCGGTCATCAGGCGATAGAGATAGGAACTCTCGCATAAGCTCTATATCGTTTACCTGAATATTTGTAATTGATAAAGGTCCAACCTCATCAAGTGCTGCCGTAAAATTTTTCACAATCTCACGACGATTAACCTCTATCAACGAATCTTCCATAAAAACTCCTTCATTCCTCCTCCAGGCAAAAAATCCAAGTTTCAGAATCTTTTGAATAACCAACATGAATCTCCCGGTCTTCATACACCAACCTGTTAAGCTTAATATCTTCACGCTTAACACAAGACTCAAGCTCTTCACCAATTTCCACTCTCCTCACAAAAGGTGCTTCTCTGTGAGCCATACTGTAATGATCAAGTTGTGGATGAACAAATTTTACATGCGGCCTGTCAGGATAAAGACGTTCCAGATCGTTAATATGCCTATCAATCAAAGAATCAATCTGGTTTTGGGTCTTCTCAATAAGAGTACAATACCTCTTAATAAGATCATCTTTCTGGGCAATAGACGCTTTTAATCTTTTCCTAGATATCCATTCCATTTATCTTCTCCAACAAAACCTTCTCACAGCATTCTAACCAACTAAAAAACTCTTCCTTTTGTTCTTTAGAAAGAGGAGCATGCAATTTTATTTCTAAAGAAAAAGCCGGAGGCTCGATTTTATCTTTTTCAATATAAGCAGGATCACTCAAAAAAGGCCCATCATCAATATCACGAGTCCCCATATCATCACTCCGATCATCAGGTATAAAATCTTTCTTCTCGATAGGTTTATCCCAGCTCGAAATTTTATTTTCCATTCTCCCAATATCAATCATCTCACTAATCGGCCTCTCCACCCATAAATCCGGGCTATCAAAGAGCGCAAGCTCTCGACGCAACTTCCTACGCCTCTCAAAACTCTTCCCACCTTTCCCAGAGTACCTATCAAAACACTCATCCGTAATCGCATTCCGCATAGATACTCCAACAAAACTCTCTCGTCGCAACTTTTTCCAAATCTTCCGCTTAGTAACAATCCAGGGCATTCTAACCATCCTCTAGACTCATGAAAGCCTATTCCTAAAATTTACCGTGACACCATAGAGGGCTTAGTATCAATTTGCGACCCCTGGGGTTGGGGGAGGGAGGGTGCAAGGTGGCTTCAAAAGCGATCCGTTTCTGTAGGTACGGATGCGCATCTGTACTCGCTACGCTCGCCTGTTCGTCGGAACAGGTCCTCCTCTACTCAAATACTCTCTAGCCTCATCCCATAACTTAACATATACTTAAGTCTCTGTAGTCACACTAAATACGACACGTGTGTCGTATTTGAAAACGACACTATATGTGGATTACAACCCCAAATCAGCGAATTTACTGCCTTCCACTACCTTATTGACCTGCATTGGAGCCCCAACCGCGGTCGCTACCGCTCCGCTATCTGGAGGGTTAGTAACTTCCAATAGCTCCTGCTTGAATACATCGTTAAGATGCTCTTGCACCTCTAATGGAGTCACATCCTTCTCTCCGCCGCTTGCGGCCTGCAGCATCCCATCATTGCCATGTAATGAATACAGCTTGCTTAACTCTATCCGGGCTCTCAAAGCGACTGTCCAATCCTTCTCCTCAATAGCCTTACTGTATATGTATCTAAGGTCCGTAGCAGCCTCACATTTCAGCATTGCACGCGTTTGAGTGCTCTCTTCTATCAATTGTATGCGTGCCTTTTTAATGTAACTGTCTATGGTGCCTACACTTACTCGCCATTCTGCATGTTGGTCTCTGATGTACTCGATTATCTGAGATCTCTTATTCTTGGTTGCTAATTTTTCCTTAAGAATATCGAGTCTATCTTGTACTCTGGCGGAGACTGCTCTATCCCGTTTTTGTATTTCCTCGCTCATGTATGATATTGTACTTGTTAAGCATATTGGTTGTAAAGCTTATAGTTAGTAATAAGTGTTAATATATGAGTAATTGCAGCTTTTTTAGCCCTGATTTGGTGTTTATATCAATATTGGTATTGATTGTATGTATATATGTGAGCTTTTTGATAGTGTCTTGTGGTCTCTGACTCATGTATAGAATAGCTTTAGTTGATATTTGATAGTGTTATTATAAGATATATGACCGCCTACCGGCGGTCAGGAGGATATAACAGTATGACTGAGGATGAACAGTATGAAGAAGACATGGTTGAATGTTCTTTAGAATATGATGAAGTTACATGGGATGTCGGTCCTATCAACATATATGAAGATGAAGACAGGATTGACTTTGAGCGAAGACGTGGTAATGAACGGAGGTATTAAAGATGGCTCTGAGTAACTACACAGAGGAGCAGTTTAGGTTAGACCTCGCTCGGTCAGCCTTGCGTCCGGTTAAGACTGTATCACTCACAGATATCATTCGTGAGATTAAGCCAGACATGGATCGGGCTAAGATGTTCGACAATGAGCCTGATTTTGAAATTAGGTTTGGTTGATATGGACGTTGCGGTGTGGACACCGCC